TGAGAAGGATGTGACCAATAAACGAATTAGTTTGCTGCTTAAACAAGCTGCCGTCGACTGCGAAGTTCATCGTAAACTCCATAGTCGCGAAACACCTGTGATTTCATGTATGCGATTTGATAGCACGGTTGCCGGTGAAGATTTAGCCTTCAAGCCTGATTTAAAGACAGAAGAGTTGGACGATTCGTATTTGCGAAACATGCAACGCCGTAAACGACGACTCCAAAAGGTCCAGATTAAGCAGATGGTGTTCTTAATTGACCCCGATACCAAGGAAGTGTTTGATGGACCTGCATTTGAAGATGGTCAACGACTACTTAGGTTGGGACAGATGACGTCACCGGTACAGATACGCTGGCTGCCGGACCTTCAGCTTGCGTAAGTACATCCTCTAAAAAGCCATCACAGATGGTTGCCCAACTCTTGAACTGATAGGCTCGAACACTCTCCTTTTTACTAGGTAACTTCTCAATCATAGACTCCATTGCAGCCGTAACATCCGAGGGTGCAAAGGTGGGAGCTGAGAATCCGTGGGGCATACCGCCTGGGAAGTAATACTTTCCACTGGATGGAATGAATTCAGCCGTAGAAGCATCTAAGAAGGTGCGATAACTTCCAACATCCGTTACAATCTGCGGGGCTCCTACATACATGTGTTCAAGTTGGCACAACCCAAACCCTTCTCCATCCGATGTATTGATTCCAATATCGGCTGCATTGTAGAGTTGATTAATAGCTTCGTCACTCCATACATTGGGAGGTGAGGTATCAATCATCAAGATACGACGTCCAAAGTGTTGAAAATCCATCCCATTGTCTTTGAGTTCCTCTAAGTAGATGCGCTGAATGTCGTAATGTGCACCGGTCTGAGGCTGGAGATTGGTTGCAATGATTAAATAGTAAGGTTTTGTAGGTTGTTTCTTGAGAAGCCCTACAAATCCTGAAACCGTTAAATCAATGCGCTTACGTTGACTATTGCGGTTGGCGTTGAGCATCACCACTGCGTCGGCAGGAAGTGAGAGATTGGTCTGACGGATGGGTTTGCGCCCTTCTTCGGACATAGAGGTATAGGTTGTGGGGTCAACTGCGTGTTCTAAGATACGAACATCTGAGAAGGGTCCATACTCTAAGAACTTTGTTTTCCAAATGTCCGTGAAGCAATAGATTCGGTCTGCATGCTTCTGAACGATTTCAATTAATGGAGCTGCAATACCTGTATAGACTTGGTCGAGATACAACCAAAGTTTGTACTCTGACTTACCTCGCTCGTGTTTCATTGCTTCAATGAACTTTGTAATCGTATAGGGGTCATTGTAAATCATGACTACATCGGGTTGGACGGTCTCAATGTATTCGGCAAGTTTGTTGTATCCGAATCCCTCTTCCTTTGGGTCTTCGTTTGCAGCTGCATCATACGAGGTTACACCGGCTGGATACTTGCGAAGGTTTGAACGAGTTATGTGTCGTTGGAATCCAAAGTGAAACGTCTTGACTTTGGGAGACAGTGTCGCCAGTTGATTGACTAGATTGTAACTGACCTTAGAATAGCCAGTGATTTGGTCAATGTGTGTGCTTACCAGTAGAAATCGCATTACCTAATTAGAGAATCTCTCGCGTAAATCACAAATGCAAGTAAACTCTGCACAGGATTGGTTAACACGGTACAAGCGTAGGGTCATTGCACGTATTATCAACATAGACCCTCAACCCATCTCTCGTGAAAATAACACTATCTATACATCGTTGATTGCAAACGGTGCTAGTCAACGTGAGCGCTTTGTCGCACCCTTTCAAGGGGCTAATGGTGGAGCAAGTGGTGGAGCTACCTATTCAAGTGATTGTTGTTTGAGCAACAACGCCACAGGAGCCTTTGGTGCCTTCCAGAACATTACGGATAGAGGTGTTGTTCCTTACAACGGACGCTCGGTTCAATCGATGAGTGTGCGCATTGTGTCTTAAAGAAAGCATAGGGGAGTATACAAATGCCCGGTGGCTTAATGCAATTAGTGGGGGTCGGGGCCCAGAATGAGTTAGTGAACGGAAATCCTTCCATGACTCATTTTCGTTCGGTCTACCGTCGTCATACGAACTTTGCAATGGAACAGATGAGGATGTCCTTTTCTTCGTCGAATCTCGAGTTTTCGACGACAGGCACTCGAACGATTTCGTGCCGCATCGACCGAAATGCCCAATTACTTCACGACACCTATCTTAGTATCACACTTCCAGACATTTGGTCGCCTCTCAAATATTTGAGTGGAGCCATTCCTCCGACTGGATACGATTCACGTACCAACTCGATTGGATACGAATTTCAATGGATTCCCAACATTGGATACAACTTGATTGACCATGTCAACTTGACAATGAACGGACAAGTGATTCAATCTCTTCGTGGAGAATGGTTGAAGATGTATTCGTATATGACACACGATTCGAATAAGCGCAACACTGTCGACCAGATGGTGGGCAATGTCCCAGAAGTGTATGACCCTGCACATGCATATGACCGTAATGGTCAATATCCTCACGCAATTGCACCGACTGCACTTCCTACCACTGCGCCACAAACCAAAACACCTGAACCTTCGATTCGTAGTCGTCAGCTCATCATTCCTCTTCACTTTTGGTTCTGCGAGAATCCAGGTATGGCTCTCCCATTGGTCTCACTTCAAAACTCAGAAGTATTCATTGAAGTGACTCTGCGTCAATTGTCCGATTTGTATACGGTAGTCGATGTCAATCCTATGGCAACTCTTGCAACCATCATATCTGCATCTCGTTCATCAGGTACCATTACCTATACAACCTCGACTGCACATGGTCTTTCAGCTGGAAATGTAGTGATAATCACAAATCTAACCGACAGTTCGTTCAATTTGACGAGTGCAACTGTTGCGAGCACTCCACTATCCAATACATTCACAGTGACCAATGCTGGAACAAATGCAACACTTACCTCTCAAACAGGTACTGTGTCTAGGACTACAAATCCAACCTATGGACAACGTGTTCGTCCTACACAGTATCCGCTCAGTCTCTTTTTGAGTCCACCCTTGTCCACGGGTCTTCCTAGCAATCCAACTATCACGACTTGGTTTCCAGACCCGTATATTGAAGCTAACTTCATCTATTTAACGGAAATGGAGATGAATCAACTGGCACGAGCCGACCAGACCTTTCTAGTCAAGACGGTCAAGTATGTCAATAAGGAAGGACAGTTTGGTGGCAATACCGATTTGGAAATTCCTATGTTCAACTTGGTGACTCGTATTGTGTTTTCGTCTCAACGCTCAGACCGTATGTTGCTGAACGATTGGGACAACTACACGAACTGGACAACTGTCAATCGTGCACCGTGGTCTGCGATTAGCACCGATGTCGATACAGGATTGTATTCATCCGGTCAACAGCAAGTTACCTCAGTGTATCCTCGTGATTCAATGACCGATGGAGTGATTCTGTTTGATGGAAAGGAGCGTATTCAACCCAAACCGTTACCGTTCTTTTCATTATTGCAAATGTATCGTCACACGACTGGCGAAACCACAGGACTGCCAGGTGTCTACATGTATTCATTTGCGTTGGACAATACCTCCTATCAACCTTCGGGGGCTGCGAACGGAAGTATGTTCAACAAAATCATTCTACGCTTGACACTTCAACAGCCTCTTCCATTATCGGTCAATCCAGATGGGGGCAACACCTCTACAACTGTCTGCGTATTAACTTCGACGTTGTTCAGTCCAAATCCAACTGTGATTCCAGCAGCGAACGTGAATTTGACAGACCCCAAAACAGGCAAGCTCTTGTATCCTCCTGGAACGATTACAACCGTGGTCCAGAACAATGATACGATTCTCTTTACCTTCACCTACAATGTCGGAGTCTATGTAGAATCCATCAACTTCTTCCGCATCGTATCGGGCTTGGGCAATCTTGTATTCGCATCATAATAATGAGTGGTGTCTATTTGGAATCCGCCTATTATGGCGACGAAAAGAGCTTTGCAAACATCACAAAGAGCTTAGCAAAGAAAGTGGCTGCGGGTGTGTTGGAAGTCACGTCCAACAGTCAACTCAAACCTACCTTTGAATCAGCTCCTGAAACGACGTTGGATTCAAAGGATGAAAAGAAAATACGCGATGAGGCTGTGAGAGGGTGTGGAGGCGAATCAGACCAAAAGTGTTTAGAAGCCAAGATGTTACAACTCAGTCAGGAACGACTCAAAGAAAAGGAGATGGAAGACCTTGGTAAGGGCGTGATTAAAGGTGAACGATTGACGGTCAATATTGTAGAAAATGGTAAACGAAGAACCTTAATTACACCTTCGGGTCAGAAGCTTCGTCTTGAAAACATTTTGGGAGATAAGGCGTCGGACAAAGATGCAATCCTCGCACTTCCAACTCCTTCACAATTCCAAAGCCGAGCCATTCAGTTGGTTACGGTTATGATGAGTACCTTCATTTATATCTTTGGAATCGTAGCAGTGTATGCAGTGTTTATGCGTCAAGCTGACGAGACTGGAAAGGATTACTTCCGCATTGTTGGCTATGTAGGTGCAGCTGTGTCTGTGATGTTTCCAGGTACAGGATTTCTCATCATTCTAGGATACTTTGGCTTCAAAGCATTTATGGAGAACATGGTAAAGGAATGATTCAACTTAAATGGCTCATTGCAGGGCTGATTGTAGGACTGTTGATTTCGACCGTCTTGATTCCACCGACTCGAAAGAAGGTCTCCATTCCTCAACCCAATGATTCAAGTATCTACCATACCGACTCAGGATGTGTTCGCTTCGTCGCAGTGGAAGTTCCCTGTGTCTCTGAGCCAGATTCATTGAACCTACTCGCAAGTCTCACTAAGAAACAATGATTCACTTCGCCCAAGCCATTGAACGAGGCTCACCCTTCTTCTCATTCATTATTGGACTCGGACTCGCCGCAATCCTCTTTCACCGCAATTATTCCACTGTTCTCACATTAGGAGTTCCTGTGAAGGACACTGTGGACAAGGTCGTCAAGACCGATGGTAAATGCTACCGATATCGCGTGGAAGATGCATCATGTGAAAACCCGTCTAATGAATAAACAATGGACGATTCTACCTCTCTTGACGCCCTGTTGAATCCCCAAGGACCACAGTCTCAGCCTCCTATCATGCCAATGCCTAGTAACCAAGCACCCGGTTACTCGACCATGGCTCCTTCTTTCAAACCTACATTACCCGCGATGCGCTGGATGGCTTCTTCGGCCAGCCTGTATATTGCCTTCTTCCTCGCAGCCGTAATCATTTCGTTATCGATTCCTCGCAACCTGCTTCTTCAATATGTTCCCAATGCCTACACCGGTTCAGGAGTCGTCAGCTGGACAGGTGCAGGTGTGTTAGGTCTCGGTGCGGTCATCCTTGCACACCTTCTGAATGGATTTATTTCGAGTATCCTCGGATAAAAACGGATTCAGTTTGGACAATCGGTTGGTCCTCCCATTACAATGCAGAACTTTCCCTCTCACTATTCTAAACTCGAACGCGAACTATTGACCGACACTCATCAGGCGATTACGGAGTGTGACCTCTGGGACTGGATGAAGACCTATACCCCAGACAAAGGCTTTGTGTTTTCAAGTCATCCAAATCTTGACCGTATCAATGCAGCTATGAAGTATACTGGACACAGTGGAACTTCATATGGATGGACGATGCGAACGATGGAAAACATTGCTAAACTTGGCTGGAACGAAGCTTTGAATCCACCCTGTCCATGCCGTAGCGCAAAAGGATTGACCTCTGGCTGGTGTGGTGTAGCCGGTGGTGGTGTGCCCGGTTGTGAGCATTAACACATGCTTACAAATAAGAAAACAGAATAACACAATGTCCCTCCTCTCGCTGCTGTTTTCACCTACGTATCTTCGTGAACCACCAGCGTTTTTCCATCCTCGTATCTTGGTTGGACCTGGGGTATTCTTAACACCGGCGTTTGTTGAAAAGTATGGCATTACCCATGTAATTAACTGCTCGTTTGATGAGTTCTCTCCTCCATGGTGGAGAAACCGCTTTCCATCCAAATACAAGGTCTTGAATGCCATTGATTCATTACAGACCAATATTCTAGAATGGTATCCCGAATTTGAAGCCACTTTGCATCAGTTCTTACGGGAGGGAACGGGAATGGTGTTTGTTCATTGCCAAGCGGGTATGAATCGTTCTGCATCTCTTGCATTGGCCTATACCTGTAAGAACTTGGGTATGGAGTTTGGACCATTAGTCTCTTCGGTGCGTCGCCAAAGACCCTGTATTCTTCAAAATCAAGTCTTCATGAACCAGGTGAAAGAGTTTGTAAATGGACGTGTTCAAGATTCGGAAAATGCGGGACACCCCCACTACGTCTATCGCGACCGGTACGCTCGATTCTTTACACCAGGGAATCGTCCAAACGCTCAAGGACTCCAAAATCAAACAGGAGAGCCTGCGGGAGGAACTAGACAGTTTACAAACGGAAATATCTCGCCTGTGTTCTACGAATGATATTAACGACATTGTGAAGGCAAATCATCTTCACGACCGCATTCGTGAGATTCAAGACGAATTGGAACACGCACAACCGGTCGAAGAGTATTACTTGAAAAACATGGACTTGCTAGACGAGTATTACAAGAAGCAAGATACCTCGGTCAACGCTCCTATTTTGCAGTCCAAAGACGCCAATACCTTCCTCAAATTTTTCAGTGCATCGGTTCCCTCTGAGAATGGACTGTCTCGCAAGCAGATGTTTGATGAGTATGTTCAACGCATGAAATTGTCCAGTGGTCCAGAGGTCGTCCAGTTATTGACGGAGCATTGCGTCCAGTGTAATGTTGCGCGCGAAGAGATTAGTTCAGAAGGTATTTTGGTCTGTCCTCGATGTGGTTCCGAAGAGTATGCGTTGGTTGTCTCAGACTTCCCTAGTTTCCGTGACCCACCGAAGGAACGCAACAACTATGCATACAAGAAGATTAACCATCTCAATGAAATCTTGAACCAGTTTCAAGCCAAGGAATCGACTATCATTCCCGAAGATGTCATGAACGAGGTCATCATGGAACTACGCAAGCGTCGAATCCAGAACATTGCAGATTTAACGGAAGAGGATATACGTCATATTTTGAAGAAACTCAATCGTTCTAAGTATTATGAGCACAGGGCCCACATCCTCTCTCGACTCAATGGAAATCCACCTCCCACCATTACTCCCGAAATTGAAGAGAAAATCCGAGCCATGTTTCAGGATATTCAAGCTCCTTTTCTGCTTTACTGTCCGAACGACCGCACGAACTTTTTGAGTTACTCGTATATCCTCTACAAGTTCTTTGAGCTGTTGGAGTTGGATGAATACAAGGTGTTCTTTCCATTGTTGAAGTCACGAGACCGATTGATCGCGCATGACATGATTTGGAAAAAAATCTGCGACTACCTGAACTGGGAATTCATCAGGTCAGTTTAAGTACTCATCTCCAGCACGAACCGCAGCGAGTCCACTTCCAGCCGGTCTTTTCCTTCGTTCAAGTGTTTCGATTCTCGAACGAAGACTTGTAACTTCTTGGATAAGGTCTAGGAGTGTAGAGTCTTTACAGTGTATGTAGTAGGTCAGTCTATCCACAGGTATACCTGTCAGTTTGGATGCGTCTTCAATCTTCATGCCCTTTTGAACCGAGTTGTATCCAATTCGCTTCAATTGTGCAGTAATGCCATTCGTAGTTCGGCTCACTTCCTTCGCTATTTTAGAGGGAGGGATTCCTTGTTTAACTCGTAGTAGGATGTAGTGGGATTCACCTTCGTACCATTTCTTTCCATGTCGTTGAGGGAGCTGCATTTTGGGAGGAAGTCTGGATACATACGAAAAAATAAATCCGTTTTTACCTGGAGTGCTCTCGATGAATCACACGGAGGTTGCGAAGATGTTGGAGCTTTTCATAGAACCAGTACTGGCACAACATCGGTGGTGCGAGTCCTGCGTCTACACACATCAAGACTGGAACAGAGTTGGATTTAGGGGAGAGAACGCGTTCGTGAAGCATACGATAGACTTCAATCGTGAGTTCGGGAAGAAGGTGTTCAATACGACGTTGACGCATGAAGGGTGCACCAAAGGCGTCTTGGGAGTAGGGATGTTGGAGTACATCATAAATGAGGCCTAGACAGTGTTTACAGGGTTCCATTATTCTATGGCTCCTGTATCGACACGAAGACTTTCCGTTTTTACAATGACTTCGGCTGGTTTGGGTACAGTGAGAAACACATTGGTTAAGACGTGTTCAACTTCCATCATCGCAGTCTTGACGTGAATCATGTCTTGTTCACATTCGTCCCATTTGCCCCAGGGATACCAAATCGTGTGATTGTATTGGTTGTGGTAGTAGAATGTCAATATGGGTTGTCCGGTCCAGGATGTTCCCATACTGACATTGGCGAGGGAAGGAATGTGGAAGACTTGTTGGTGGATGCGAACGAAACGAGGCATTATACCGTTCAATCGTTTTAGGAGTGAACTTCCGTTTTTACAACAGTTTAGCTCGCTCCCTCATCCAGAGTTCAATTGGAATGTGTGGCATCAACCAATCACAGACTTCACCCACATCCGGTCCGTCTTCATGCACGTGGTCGGTAACGAGTTTCTCGACACGCCAGAGGACTGCACTTTCCGAGCGTTTGAGTTTGTCGGCAACCTCGAGAAACGATGCCTCTCCTCGTCGTAGATAACGGATGAGTGTTCGTTCTTCTGCAATCGTCCAGGGTTTGTTCTCCCTATCCGTAGGGTGAGCGTGTTTGAATTCTTCGAGTTCTGCGATGCGTGCATAGAGTCTTGTGAGTTCAGCGTTAATCGAGTTCATCTTGGGTATAGAAAAAGGAATATTGGATGGAGGGACTTCCGTTTTCTAAAAAAATAAGCACTCTTAATAATGACGACTCATGACTACGGACGCGATAGTCACTTAGTTGATATAACCTTTAAAAACTTTAGACCAGTTATAGGAAGTTTATATTTTCATGGACTCAGTTTTCACTCATTACCACCCTTTCCTAAAGAACTTAGTTATCTTCAGATTTCACAAAATGAAGAACTAACTACATTACCAGCTCTTCCTGAAGGACTTCGATCATTTAGATGTCATAATAATCCAAATCTTACTACGATTACAGGACTTTGTCCAGAAGGAATTAAGAATGCACCTGCAGGCTACGTATTTGCAAATTGTCCAAAGCTTAAAATTCAACCAAATCCTCGTGAAACATGTGGTGAGTTTTTTCGAAGATTTGTGATAGCTGAAGCAACTGGAAAAAAGGCAACCGATCAGGCAATTCGCGATGTCTATGAAAGAAATACAAACCAGGATTCTACTCCAGGAACGGGTCCAGCGGATCCTATTCGTAGGTTTTTAGATGTTCAACCAAAAGGTAGAGGTCGTAAGACGACACGAAAGAGTAAAAAGCGTCGAAGCACTCGTAAGTCTAAACTAACTCGCTCGCGTTAAGTCGACGGCTCCATGCAAACAACCAGAGTCCAGACCGTTCACATTTCTCAATCACTTTCGGAGTCAGCTTTGTGCGGTCACGAGTCGACATATTTTCATTGAGGTGAATGAGTTTATCCCACAAGTCGTTGGGTGTCAACTTAGTCTCTTTCATCAGACGATGAAACTCGTCGAGAATCATATCGGAGTTGAAGTTCGGTGCATTGGGTCGTCCTGTACTGACTTTGGCGAGTTTGAACTTTGCACAGAAGGTATTCCGCATGTCAATCAGGTCGCCTGTGTCAATCCCAATCTCTTCTGATACATAGAGTTCAGGTACAGAGACAGCTTTATTCAGTCGAAGGAACTCGGCTTTCACACTCTCGTCGGTCGCGTCCCATAGAATGTCGACGAGAATGGGATGCATGCCTTCAAGTCCAACTAACGCCTCACGACGATGATTGGATTCGTAGCATACCAGTTCTTTGTTAATGCAGGCAAGGTAGAGCATACCGTCCATGCGTTTGGACTGGTCCATGAATGTACGGATTTCAGCAATACGCTGTGTATCGGGTGGTCGATTGTGTTTCCATCGCTTGATAGGGAGTTCGTTGAAGATTGAGTACGGAATCCAGTAGGTGTAGTGGTTGTTTTGGGTAACGCCATAACAATTATCTGCAAGGTATTTCTGTAAGAGGTGAGCCATTGAAAAAGTGTTGATTGGATGGTTCTAAATCCGTTTTTACTTAATCATCCCAAATACTCTTCATACATAGTTCGCGTAGCTTATCTGGTTGACATCCCAAACATATTTTACACACTTGACGAGGTGTTCCCTGAATCCATTCTGGACTATACTGTATACGATTACAAACTAAACAAGGACTATCTTGTGTCCATTGTCGTTCGATACCATGTTTCTTAATTAGAGAAGGTATAGTGGAAACCCAAACTTGCTCTTTAACCCTACAGTTTGCACAGTATCGTTTTTCATATATACGACAGTTCGGTAGATATATAATTTCTTCTTGATAATGATTACCCTCACTTATATCATTCGCACTAACTTCAAACCAAGGTTCTGGACGAATCGTAGTCGTAGTTGAATGTGAATGTTTGATTTCAATGATATAGCGAATTTTTCCATCATTAAGAACTGCTATATCTGCGATATACTTTTTGATAGGACATCTATATTCTAAAATGACTTGGTCACCATCTTTGTATTCAATATCAAAGTCTGTATATCCATCACTTGTGCCACATGATCCGAATGATGTTTGTTTCTGACACTGCCATGAGAATGAAATGGGGCGTTTTTCGTTCAACCATTTCATCATGAGTAGTTTGGCATGTTTATGTGTTTCACTCTCCCCTGAATGTTCGTAAAATCTGCACTTTGTCGTTGGAGTGAAGTGAGCAAAGTGATGGACTCGAACATTTCCTTTACGAAGAATAACGCGTTGATTACAATCGGCACAAGTATAATCTCTACCTTTTAATGCATTTGAAGGAAGAATATATACATTAGTTTCAATATCTATCGCCCCATGAGAACTCATATGGAAAAACCTAGCTAGTAGGTTCTAAATCCGTTTTTACAACGAATCCGCTCTACGTTTCTTCGGAATGTCTCTGTAGTCAGGATTCACCCAAAACCCATATCGGAACGCCTCACTGGTTCGGTATCGAACATCTTCTAAACTTTCATAGCCGTGATTTTCAATTAGGGTTCCTTTACTGAACAGCCGTTCCAATGCCCACGTAGTAAGCATATCCTCTGTCGGTTCAAGTGGGTTTCGTGGAGGTACAAACTCCTCCTCATCTGACTCTGTCTGGTCTAAGTCGTAGAGGGCTTCAGATACATTTCCTTCATTCTCACGAAGAGCCCGTATGGCAGAACTACGACTCACACCTGCGAAGCCCATGACTTCATATACATCGCTTTCCAAGACTGAAATGCCGTTTCCAATGTGGATGCGTGGTGAGCTTTCGCCTTGAAAGATTCTCATACGCCGACCTCGACGAGCATCGATTTGCACGATGTACGGCATATAATTCAAGTCTCCGGTATTCTGTATCACTGGAATGGGTTTAGGGATAACCTCGGTCTCACCGAGTTCTTTGCGACAGAGAGGACAGGATGCAGTGCTTTGAGCCCACCTGCTTAGGCAGGCAAGATGAAAGGTATGTGCGCACCCTAGGGTGCAATGGCCTGTTGAGGCACTAATAGAATCGTAACAAATTGAGCAGTCGTCCATAGTTGGGGGGAAATCCTATTAAGATACAACGATTAAATCCGTTTTCTAATGAACAATGCTACGATTCCTGTGGGTCTGTATTTCCATACGCGCACACTGTCGTGAACCACTTCTTAAACGAACGGGTGGACCGTTATACGAGTTATGTAAGGAAGTTAAGCGTAGAGACCCATCCTCGCTCTGAACTCGGCTTCCATCTTAGCCCTTCGTTCCGTCTCTTCCTTATCCTCGACCCAGGTGAATGTGTATGGAACATTGAAAATTGTGGTGCATTCCAAGCTGAATCCAGTGCGTTGATAGGTACTGAACCCTAAAACCTCAGAAGCACGAGACATCAAGAAGAAATCCAATAAGGTATCTCGTAACTGCTCATCGGTTGGGTCTTGGTTCTGTCCGATGTGGCATACGGCTGTGGGAATGGAGTGAATGTTTCCACCCGTGAGTGCATCCTTGACTGCTTGATTATTTGAAATCAAAACATAGGTCTTGTCTGCGTCGACCTTGGAACGCACAGACGCTACTAAATCCGTCATGAGCTGCTCGTTCAAGGTAGCCTGGCTTGAACCGACTGCGTGAGGAAAGCAAATTGCGTCGTCCAATCGAACATGGAGGACTGAATAGGCTCCAGTGACACCGAGTTGAGTTAATGAGCTTGCAATGTAGGTTTCAAGCTCTGCACTGGGTTGGAGTCTAGAGCGAATCAAGGCTTTCTCGGATTCGAGAACCTCAGTGTAAATATTCTCCTTGCAGCAGTGAGTGAAGAAGGTGGGTTGTTGAATCTTATTGAAATAGCGAACGACTTCACGGACAATGTGTTGATAGGCAATGTCATTCTCGTCATGTTGAACAATCAGCGAATCCACATGGAAGTTTCCAATGACTGCATAGTTTGGAGGTTGTTCGAGTGTTGTGTCGCATATCAAATATTTGCTCATTGGATGGTTACGCATATCCATATCGAAGGCTACATCCGAACCCGTGTGTCGTTTGAGAGTTTTGAGTAGTTGGAGCATAGAGATACAACCACGGAGGTAATCCCCTAGACCTGACGCTTTGAAGTCGAGGAATTGGGTTTGATAGATGTTGACCACCTTGGTCAGAGTAGTATTGGAATACGCGGAGGCGATTTCGGCACAGGACATAGTTGTATAGAAGCACTCACATTTAAATCAGAACCTCTCGGTACAGTTAATGGACTTACTCCGAAAACATATCAATACATTACCTGAACCTCAACGACGCTTACAAATTGACCAATTTATCCAAGTGTTCCAGCAAAATAACCTTCCATCAATTGCCCAGGCGTTCACAGGACTGAAAAACTGCTATCCTACCTTTCCATTCTTCAAACCCGAGCGCGAGTTTCGAGAGTATCTGGCATGGTCCGACTTGTATGACTTTAATCATCACCCATTGGTTCGTCAGCTGGCTCAGCGGTTTTCGGCTTGATTGCAAACTTTGCGTAGTAGCAGTCTTCGCATTCCTTTCGTGTCATGAGCGTCTCTGAGCCGCAGTAGCACTTTTTTTCATTGGTGATGAGTGTTTTCATTGAACAGGGTAAGCAGATGCCATCGAAGGAATCCATATCTTCAATCTGGAACAAGTCACCACAATCGTCGCATTGAGCTGTCTTGCATTCGCCAGGTAGAGTGTTGCGGTGAACAGGGTCGCAGGTAGGACAGTCTGCGAATGCACAGTGATAACTCTCTGATAAGCAGCCACCGGGTTCCATGTGGGCTCGCTGTCCGAGTGAGTTGTGTTGACATCCGAGGCACGACGCAGGTAAACATTGGTAGTCGCGGTCTTCGACGGTGTGACATAGGTCTTCGACAAGCTCTTCGACTGCGTAGACGATATCTTCTTTGCATGGTTCATCGTATAAGCGTTGTATGTCCTCGAACTCGAAGGTATTGTTGCAGAGTTTGGAGAGTTTAGACCACGCGTTTTCGCATCGTAGTTTGAACTCTTCGTTGGTTTCGGACCATGCTACTCTCTGTATCATGTGTTTTTTACAGAAAGTATCGTAGGTCAGAGTGTGTGTGAAGGATTGATAGGTGAAGGTGATAGACATTTTGTTTGGAGGGGGGAGTCTACTTTACTAGACCCATTAGAATCCGTTTTTACGAGTCTTCTTGGAGCCTCGCTTTGAACGAAGAGTTTTTCCACCTTTCGGCTTCTTGTTGTAGAGCTTGACTTCTGCTCGCCCAAGTCTTGCCTTAGCAACTTCCAACTTTTCCAAGGCTTTGATTGCAGGAATTGCTCGTTTTTCCCTATATTTCTTGCTTGCACGATTTTGTCTAACCCACTCCTCAATGTTTCTTTCACTCATATGACCATACCCTAACTCCTCAAATTTAGCTGGAGTGGGTTTGGCTTTTTCATAGTTTTCCTTCGCAACTTCAACCGCCTTCTTAGCCTTTTCAAGTCTTGATTCCAAAGTAGACATTTATACTGTTAAGAGAGTTTATTGCTTCAAGAGTCCGTGCTGGACATACTTGTGGACCACGGCAAAGACTAACGCGTGGGTGATGAGTTGGACCATGTGGCTTGAACCTGGTGGTAGGGAAATCAAGACGCCTGGTGACAACAGGTAGAAGAGAAT